AGCAGTCGGTTTACTTCCTTGGTTGGATCGAAGTAAAATACGCAGTTGTAGATTTAGACCTATATGGAAGTGGTGTGTATGGGTATTTGTACTTGACTTCTTTTTACTTATGTATGTCGGCGCAATGCCAGCAGAAGGAATCTATGTCACACTTGGTAGATTAGGAACGTTTTATTGGTTTGCTTTCCTCTTTCTACTTGCACCATTGATACCATTTATTGAAAATACAAAACCATTACCATCGTCTATTAATGAATATGTTAGGAGTAAAAAGTGATTTGGAATATATCACCTGATGAAACTAATGAAAAAATTATATCTTACGCTAAAACAAATGATTGGATGATTGCTGGTGGAAAAATTGGAGTAAAACCTGTAAATACTTGGCAAAAAGATTTCACTAAAATTGTAGTAGATTATGTTGATAATTTTCACACTTGTATAGATGTTGGTTCACATTATGGGTTTTTAACAAAAGAATTTAGTTCTTATTTTGATAACGTATATGCGTTTGAAATGAATAAAAAAATATATGACTATTTTTTACAGAATGTCAGTGACTGTAATAATATAAAATCTTTTAATGTAGCTCTTTACAATGAAGATAATGATCATTTATTATCTACTGATGATTTGGATAGCGGTCAAAATAAGATAGATAAAAATGGAAAAATAGAAGTAAAAGGTAAAACACTAGATAGCTATAAATTAGAAAATGTAGGACTAATAAAATTAGATATCCAAGGAGGAGAATTTAAAGCCTTAGAAGGATCTATTGAAACATTAAAAAATAATAATCCTATAGTAGTAGTAGAAATTTTAAATAGAAATATGTATGATATGTATTTAAAGAACAAAAAAACTATTGAATTACTTTTTTCATTAAATTATGAAATTGTAAATAATTTGCGTCATGATGTTATATTTAGAAAGAAAAAACATGTATAAAGTGAAAGGTTATTTTCGTGATAACACTGTCAGTCGATATTTTATTGACAAATATGACGCAATAGATTTTAAAGATACAGTGGACGCAAATTATCCACTGAGAGTAACATTTGAAAAAGGAGTTTATCCGATGCAAACATTTATTATTAACGCTTGGAATTCAGTGATGGATCATAGATTAAATCCATTGAGTAATATACAAGACATGCAAACAAGACACATTGCAATGCAAGTGCTTGCCTGGATGTGGTGTATTATATTCTCGATGTCTCTTGGTTCGATAACAGTCTTTGGTGTTAGTGCAGTAGCACATACATTATTGATTGGCGGTATCGTTCTGACAGTCGGGGTATTTGAAACAGCAAAACGTAAACCCGAAATTTTTAATCTACGACGAGATGGATATCATAGTGTCAGTCGTAGTCGTCAAGTAATGTGGATAAACGGACAAAAAGTTATCTTGCCAGATGGAGATCCTGGCGGAGAACACGAATAATAGATCTCTTAAAAAAGGAAAATAAAATGAGAAGTATTCTCGCTACCGCTCTCGCTATTGCAACACTATCAACTGGTGCAATGGCATTCGAACGTCCAACACTTAATTTAGGTGTAGAGCGTTCATTAGAAACAGAAGTTAATTCATTGTCAGTTGGTTCTGACTTTGGACCTTTTGGATTAACAACAAACTGGGAAGATACTGCAGAAGATAACTTTGCATTCAATATCTCAGGTATTGATGTCGATGTCAGTCATGATGTTGGACCAATGACAGTATATATGAACAACGACTTTGACAGTGGTCTCAAGCATGACGACACATCTGTCGGCATATCATTTAAGTTCTAGATATGGGTATTTTCATTTTATTAACAAGTGTTCTGTTCTTCAATGCGAATGCAGAGTTCTTCGAAGTAAGTGAGCAGCAAATCTCGGAAGGATATGAGTGGAACCTAGTAGGAAAATCCACACCTTCCGGAGATCCTGCTATAACTATCGAACCAGGTAATGGTAATAAATATATTATATACAAGTTGGAAAAATAAATGTTTAGAATAATATTCGGATTAGCGATCCTACTTCCGTCATTTGCTTTTGCGGGAGAGTGGAGAAGCAAACCAATTCAATGTGGTACACTTGAAGAAGTTGGAATTATACTTCAGCAAATGGGAGAGGAATACCTTTTAAATGGAAAGGGTGTTTCGTTCGATGAGGATCTAGAAAAATTCTCTGTTCAAGTCGGTCTTTGGACAAATCAGGAAACGGGCTCTTGGTCAATACTTGAGACAGATGGTGAAGAAGCGTGTGTACTAGCATTTGGGGATGATTTGAGATTTGACTTACTCGACAAAAAATAAGGTAAAAAACTTTACTGTTACAGATATAAACGAATTGCATAATATATGTAAAGAATTTGTTTCAGAACATCCTTTTCCTAAACATAATCAACTTTGCTTTTTAAATACAAAAAATCATATTCCTGATCCTGGACAAGGAACGGGTAATAAGTTAAATCCAGACTCTAATATGTTTGGTTTAAATGAAGAAGACTTTTCTGAGTTTCATCCTTTATGGAAAGATACAATTTTATATGATGTATATAATAATTTTCCTAAACCGGTTACCCGAATGAGGTTAATGCAACTTAGGCCTAAAAGTACCTACAGCATACATCAAGATGGACCAAATGAGATAAGATATCACATAGCAGTTCAAACCACTCCTGATACTTATTTTATGTATGGAGATACATTAGAATTAATTCATGTGCCAGCGGATGGTAATGCCTATGAATTTAATGTAGAAAGACCTCATAGTTTTATAAATTTTAATCGCAACAATTATAGGTGGCATTTAGTATTGAATGGGATAGTATAATTATGATGGTATTTTGTTTACCAAGGTCTGGATCAACTGCTTTTTGTGAAAAGTTAGCAATTGAAAATGATATAATAAATAATAAAGAATATTTTAATATTAAGGTCAGAGGATTTAATCCTTATATGGGTACTTACACAATAGGTTCACTCGATAAAATAAAAGTTTCGAGTAAAGAAGTGGAGTTAAAAGGAGCTAATTTAAAAAATAATTTACCACAAGATTTTCTAGAAAGAATGGAAATTTTAAAAAACAGCCCTATGGATATAGATGACTATGTCGTTAAGATCTTACCACATCATGTGAATTGGACTTCAAAGGAATTAATTCATCTATTTAAAAATACGAAAACATATATTCTCAATAGAAAAGATTCTTTTAGACAATTTTTATCCTGGTATTTTGCAAACTCCACAAAAAGTTTTCACAATAGGGATTCTTTCGGTAAAGGTTGGAGAAGCCATTCGGCTTTAACAGATACTTATAATGAGAAATTTCCAGATAAAATTAATATTAGCCAAGAGTGGTTTGATCGGTTTGTAGGGCTATTCCAAAGATATTTGTATGGCTCGTTAGTTATAAAAGACTTATTTGCAGATTATGAAATTATAAATTACGAGGATATTCACTTTCCTAAATTATTAGATAATAAAAAAATTACAATTGATTACAGAGATTGGGTTAAAAACCTAGACGAAGTAGAGGCATTTGCTAATCAGATAAGTAGGTATAAAGAAAAGATTATATAATGAACATTGAATTATATAATCCGAATTATAAAAACTTAGTCGAAGATTTTTTCAAGAAGTGTGATATAAAGAACAATTCTAGTTGGGAATCATTAGGATCACATAAACGCGGAAATCATCAAATTTTTTTAGTGCTTGATAATTCTATTGTAGTAGGTATGTGTTTTGCACATGACTTTAGTAAATATTATCCTAACTCGTATAGAATTTTTACACGTACTGCTACTTTACCCAATTACAGAGGATGGAATAGCCCAAAGAAAAAGGGTATGGCCGCAGCTGCTGGTTGTCTTGCTTACACTTGTAAATTACAATATGATTGGGCAAAAGCCAATGGTGCAGAAAATATTTTGTTTACTACAAACATAGAAGGCGGTATGGCCACTAGTCATAAGCTAGGAAAATTTTTACACAAAACTGTATCCTATGACGATTCTTTCGAATGGTTTGACAGTAGAGAAATTTACAATTGTAAACAGGATGTTTGGAGACTATTGAAGAAGGATATCCTTACTTAACTTTATACCATTCTTCTAAATCTTCACTCTCCTTATGCATCATTTTACTAATGCAAGCGATTACAACCTTCTCTCCATTGTCTATAACAACCCATTCATTTGAGCCGGAAGGTGATCTCACTACATCACCTTTCTTCAAGACGGTGTGTCCTACTTTATCCATGAGGTGCATATAGCCCTCCTATCTTTTTTCTTTAACTGTTATACTTATTCTAGGTCTTATAGGCATTGTAATATCATGTGGTTCGCATATATTTAATCTATACCACTTATTCGCATCTTGTTTGTATTCAGCTACTAATTCTCTTGGTTCATCTACACTTGACCACCATCGGGTTTTTACATCTCCGCCAGGATCAATTATATAATTTAATTTTGTTGGGACCTTTGCTCTGTCTACATGTACTGGCAGCGATTTTTTAATTACCTGATATCTGACTAAAACTGGATATTCGAAAAATTGCTGTATAAAATCTTCTAACCCTAAGTTAGCCTTATAGCTTGAATAGATACCAACATATTCGTTGGTCTGTTTTAAAAATAGATCTGTATAAGTTTCTATAGTATTTAGATCTTGAATTAAGAAATTTGGTACATTTGGTAAATAACTTTCTTCTTCGCAGTAATTCATATTAATCCTGTTTTTTTTCAAATTAAATCAATTTAGGGGTTTACAATTATATAAATGTATGGTATAATATTTATATCAAATGAAAAATGAAAGAAAGAGGACTTTATTATGAACGATTTGAATAACACAAAATTCCCATCTGGTCTTACTTATGATGAGTCAATAACTATTGCTGAAAAGTATATTGACAGCATGAGTGGTGGTGATTATGAATGGATGGCAAAGAAATACTTTGGCGAATTAATTAGAAATGATAAGATGTGGAGAAACATCGCAAATAATATCTTGAGCAAGGAGACAATATAATGGCGCATCAAGTTGAAACAATGGCATATGCAGGTGAAGTTCCATGGCACGGTCTTGGAGTCCCTGTATCAAATGATCTAACACCTACACAGATGATGCAAAAGGCAGGACTTGATTGGAGTGTGGTAGAAGCAGAATCATTTGTTGAATATGACGGTAAGCGTATACCGACTGGTCAAAAATCACTTATCAGAAATACTGATGGTAAGATCTTAACAAACGTTGGGGAGAATTGGAACCCTTGTCAAAACGAAACAGCATTTGAATTCTTTGGTGAATTTGTTATGAATGGTGACATGGAGATGCATACTGCTGGTTCATTACGTGATGGACAAATGGTATGGGCTTTAGCAAAAGTCAAAGATTCATTCGAGGTATTTGGTGGAGACAAGATTGACTCTTATTTGTTATTCTCTAATCCACACCAATATGGAAAGTCAATTGACGTAAGGTTTACACCAATACGTGTTGTTTGTAATAACACATTATCCCTTTCACTTGACTCTAAGAAAGACAACTCTGTCAAAGTTGGACATCGTATCGAATTCGATTCAAGCCAGGTTAAAACTGCACTTGGTATTGCAAATCAGAAATTGAATAGCTACAAAGAGATGGCAGAGTTTCTTGGATCAAAAAGATATACTGCCGATTCATTGATCGAGTATTACAATACTGTCTTTCCACGTAANACGGATAAGAAAGTACAAGGTAAAGCTTTATCCCTTGATACACTTTCACGTAATGCTCGTCTTGCATTTGATGTAGTAGAACAACAACCCGGCGCAAAATTTGCCGAAGGTTCTTGGTGGCAGGCNTTCAATTCGGTTACCTTTGTTACTGATCATATTCAAGGTCGAAATAATGATAATAGATTATATTCTTCTTGGTATGGTCAGAACCAATTACGAAAAAAAGACGCAATGAAATCAGCAATGGAGTTCGCAAATGTTTCTTAGAAAATTTTTATTAGCAGGTGCCATCGTATCTTTTACGATGGCTGGGATCGATTATGCTTCTGCCGAGACAGTTCAGGATCANTATAAAAATGTNGTAGTCAAGAGACCATATACGGTTCAAGTTTGTTCTGAAGGCAATGGCAAATCAGATTTAGAAAACTTACTCGAAGGTGCCATCATTGGTGGCGCTATCGGAAATAATGTTCCAGGAGAAGACGGTGGTGGCGCTATGGGTGCTATCATCGGTGGAATATTGAATAGCGAGAGAAACAGTGGTACTCGTTGTCAGACCGAAACCCGGTACGATGAAGAGTATCAAAATGTCTACTCGCATTCAACTGTGACATTTTATTATGAAGGAAGGCAATATAGATTGAGGTTTACGAAATGAATCCGAATCCCCATTATATCAATATGATGATAAATTTTAGTATATTAGCAATGTTAATTTATGTAGCAATACGGGTGTCTTAATGGAAATGAATAAATTAGATTTAATTGAAAAACTCTTTGAAAACGTAGTGACTGTTAATTTTATAAAAATAAATGGTGACGAGAGAATTATGAAGTGTACTCTTAATGAAGGGTATCTTCCAGAAAAAGTAGAAGTTGAGTCGAAAGATTTGATATGGGATGATAAGAATAATAGATCAAAAGAGTCATTATCTGTGTGGGATATTGAAGCAAACGGATGGAGAAGTTTTCGTTGGAATAATTTAAAGGAGTATAATATTGAAAGCGCATAAACCAGAAATGCTTGCAGCATGGGCAAAAGAAAATAAAGTTGCTGGATGGGAAAAGATTTACCAGGCATACGATCTAAAAGAAAGAGAAAAACGTAGGCAAATGAGTTTACACTATGCCCAACGACGGAGTGAAACCGTCACGAAATCGTGACGTTTTTTTAAATTCCCTACGCATATATAACAAAAAAAGAGGGATCGTGGTGATCCCTCTATAACTAAAAGGGAGAAATTACTATGGAACTAGTAACTCTCTGGATGGCAGTTGGATTTTTATTTGCTGCTTATTCAGTTATAGCAAACGATTCAGTGCAAACTCTCGGTACTTGGATCGCATCAAATAATGAGAGATTTAATTGGAAGACGATGTGGTTAGCCGCTTCGTCTGTTTTATTATGGGCACTATGGTATGGTTGGTACACTAATGGTGGTGACATATCATATGGACGACTTAATAAAATCCCATGGCAAGAGATACAATGGTATCATGCGATGGCACCAGGACTACTACTAATATTGACACGTATAGGTGTGCCAGTCAGCACATCTTTTTTAGTATTAAGTGCATTTGCATCTACTTTTGTTTTAGAAAAGATGCTAATGAAATCAATGATGGGATATGCAGTCGCAGCAGTCGCAGCATACATTATCTGGATTGGTGTTACTAAAATACTTGACGAAGCAAAACCTGTCAAAGAAGAACATAAAAAACTTTGGCGGGTTGGTCAATGGATAACGACAGGTTTTCTATGGTGGACTTGGTTATCCCATGATATGGCAAATATTGCTGTGTTTCTTCCAAGACAGATACCAGTCGACTTAATGATCGTGATTAGTGCGGTATTCGTTGCTGGATTATGGTGGATGTTTAGAGAAGGTGGTGGTAAAATTCAAACTATTGTTTTGGAAAAACACAATACAAGATACGTTCGAAGTGCCACTATTATTGATGCCGTTTATTGGATTATTCTATATTTCTTTAAAGAGCTGAATGATATTCCTATGTCTACTACATGGGTCTTTGTTGGTCTTCTTTGTGGTAGAGAACTTGCAATGGCAACTATGACAGGTAAAGAAAAATTCAAAGTTGTGTTTCCATTGATTGGAAAAGACTTTTTGAAAATGATGGTTGGTCTTGCAGCATCAGTTGGTGTTGTATTATCAATCCATTATATTATAGTTCCTGCTGGACTATAAAAATACATTCTAAAAAAAAGCGGTCATCGGATCGCTTTTTTTGTTTACTTTTTAGTATAAATAGTGTATACTAGTCTAGTAAGGAGACTAACATGCGTTTTAAAAGATTCTATTATTTACAGGAGATGGCTGCCGTGAATGTCGCAGAATTAGATATGAAGTTTCTGAACAGAGCTCAAAAAGTGACGTCATTTAATTTAAAGCCTTCAGATTTTCAAACAACTAGATACAAAGCTGAAATCCAACATTTGTTTGGAAGAACATTTTTTCCTGATTTTGATTTAAGCCAAACCATTAAAGGGCAACCTGATATCTCAAAACTTAATAAGTTAATCGAGCAACTTAAAAAAGAAAGTATGCGAAATTATAATCGTATACACTTTTACAATCTAAAAGGGGTTGGCCCAGGTGAAGCAACTTTATATTTTCTTTTAGACGATGCTGATCTTGGGGGTGGAGGATCTGCTGGTGTAGACTTAATAGTTGCCGGAAGTAAATATGAAATAAAAGCATGCTTAGTTTCAAAGGATGGTTCTTTAAGCGGATTTAAGCTTGGCGGCACTGCTCCAGTTGGACCAATAGTGACTAAACTTGTTGAATATAAAGACCAACTTGGTTTAAAGACAACTGGAAAAGGACAGAATGAAGTTAACGGTACTCAAATGGCTATGATCCAAAAGAACTTCCCAAAAGAGTACGCAGCACTTGAAGCTGATTATGGTCGTATAGCGGGAAGGTATTTTGGTAACACACCAGTAATTTTTATGAACAATAATTCAAGTGATAAAGTAGATCCAGAAGATACTGCCGAAAAAACAAGACTTTTATCTAGCTCAGCTGGAGGTATAGTAGCAATCAAAAAGGTTTTACCTAAGCATATTAAAATGCAAGTTGCAACCCAAGGAACCCTTAAACCGAAGATTAAATTTTAAAATGGATTTTAAACAATATATAACAGAACAAAAAAATACACATATGACTCACATAGAGGATAAAGTCCTTTATGGTGGTGTAAAAGGAACACGAGAGGCAATTCTTGCACTTCGTTCAATGAGAGACATGTTAGGAGGAGAACATGACGGATCTGTTAGT